TGAATGGGTAACTAAGTCCGAAAACACAAAGAGGCAGCATCAAACTGGACTTGCAAGCACTGAAACTCAATTTAAACCTGGGTGGAACAGTGTCCTCTAAAGCCTTCTGGCTTTTAGCAGCAGTCATTGCTGTACAACTTGCTTTAGCAGCTATTGTTATTACTGGTTGTTCTTTAAATAACAATACTAACTGTACTGAGGGCAAGGTAGCCAGGAGCCTTGAATCAATAGTAGCTCAATGTTTTGCATTGTATGCTGCTGAAATAAGTATTAATCCAACAAGGAAACGCTGATTATGATTGAAATCTTTGGTGTGGCAGTAGCTTGGGAAACTCTTGGCTTTGTTGCTGCTTTTGTAGCATCTGAAGTCATTGGTGCATCCAAGCTAAAAGAAAATAGTTTAGCTGCTCTCGTGAAGGGCCTTATTGATAACCTTCGACCTATGCGTCGTGAGGATGAGAAGGTTGCTTCTATCCGCAAGAAGCTTGAGTCAGTAGCTAATGAATTAAAAAGTTTAGGTAAATGATATGGCTAAGAGAGCCTCTGAGGATACATTTGATGTCCTCCACAAATTAGTTACAGAAGAGTTTGTAGCTCGCATCAAAGCTGGTGAAGCTACTACTGCTGACCTTCGTGCCGCAGCTGACTGGCTTGCTAAAAATGATATTACCGGTGTTGCTGTGGCTGGTTCTCCTCTTGCTGGCCTTGCTGGGTTAATCCCTGAGCTGACCTTTGATGATGTTCAGGAGGCTCTGTAGATGGCCCATAGAGGATCTAGTAGTTCTAGCAAAGCATACAAAAAGAACCCATCCTCAGCAGCTAAGAAGCGGGCCTATGACCGTGCTTATAGCAAAAAGAAGTATGGGTCTCAGGCTGGTAATACAGCCAAGAAAAGACAACATAACAAAGACTCAGCTGAACGCTGGAAGGCCCGTAAGAAGGCTGGTATAGCGGGCAAAGGTGGCCCTGACATGAGCCATAAAAAGAATGGCAAGATGGTCAAAGAAAACCAGACCAAGAACCGAGGCCGGAACGGCAAGAACGGCAAATCAACTCGTAAGTAATCTATGTCTGAAGTTAATGTAGGTGGGATAAATTATTCCGCCACAGATCTAATCCAATTAATTCAAGAGTCTAATGATGCTGAGCATTCAGCTGCTATAGCTGCTCTGCAATCTACTATAGCCGATCGTGATGCCGCTGTAGCTACTCTTACTGCCCAAGTTGCTTCTCTTGAAGCTGTGGCTGTAGGTAGTACAGATGAAGGCAACTTACTGCAAGCTATTCTCACCAGGCTTGCTGCTGTAGAAGCTTCTCTTCCTCTTACTAGAGCTGGCTTTGGAGTTACTACAACTATTAAAGATGGTTATACCTGCTATCGAGTCCAGGTACTAGATCAGAACGGCAAGACTCAAATTATTACTTTTGAGATTCCCCTCAATACATCCTCCTCCTACTAAACCTTAAATGAGCAGCCAATGGATACTCCCCGAAGCCTCATGCATGATCTTCTCTGCTTTCGTTCTAGCGATGCTAAGCGTATGTACAGAGAAGGCATCAAGGCTCGGGATGGTCACAAGTGTGTGTACTGTGGCTCCTCTGAAAACCTAACAATTGACCACGTCCGACCTAAATCCAAAGGCGGAACGGATACTGCCGACAACTGTGTGACAGCTTGTCGTCCCTGCAATCAAGCTAAGGGGTCCATGCATGTAGACGTCTTTATGCAATCACAAGTGGCTTAAATACTTATGACTTTCCCTACCGATCCGAATGTAGGGGATACCTTCACATTTGAAGATACTATCTACACCTTTAATGGTCGTAAATGGGATAGGACTGTTATCGGTTCTGCCAATTTAACATCTTATGCCGGTGGCCATACTCTAGTAACCATCGGTCTTCTTAACCGTATCGCACACCTCGAAGCACTACTAGAAAACCAATTCTTAATTATAGAATAAACATGGCTTCTTATAAGCTTTCAGAACTGACCGCAGTCACCTCTACAGATGATGCGAGTCTAATCTATGTTGCCGATACTCAAGACTCTGGCTCTTCTTTCTCTGGTAAGAAGATCACCAGGGGTAACCTATTCAATGGAATTGCGACTGAGACTTATGTTGATACAGCAATCTCCGACTTGGTTGATGGTGCTCCTGCGGCACTAGATACCCTTAATGAGCTAGCTGCTGCTCTCAATGATGATTCTTCAGCTGCTGCCTCTCT